CAAATATTAGACTTCTATTTTTAATTCTAACACTAATTACTTTTCCATTTTCAACTATTGCCTCAGCAACATCAGGATTACCATCAACATATACTGTTGGTGCCTTAGTGTATTCTCTTCCTGGTCTCAGCATTGTAAATGAATCAATGATACATTCCTTTTTTACTTTATTTGGTGTATTTAATTTATATCCAAATCCTGGATCAGTAACCCTGATTTCAGTGAGTCTTCCAATTTCATCTGTAAGAGCAATTGCAGATGCTCTGTATCCATTGCCAACGATAATTACTGCTGGCGGTTCTCTGTATGGATCTCCAGGATCATCAATAATAACATCAATAATTTCACCACCAGAACCAGTAATTACATCACCAACTATTGGAGATCTTGGTGGTCTTGGCAGTGGTCCAGGACCAGAAGAACTGTCTTCATTTTGTTCAATTTCTTCTTTACCAAAATCAGAATCATCAGAAAGGATTATGACACTTGCGCGAGCGCCAGTTCCACCAATTCCAAATACAAGAACTTCAGAGGTCTCAAACGTAGTATCTTCTTCAATTCCTACGACGACTTTTGCTTTATTATCAATAATACTAAAAGTTCCACTCAATTTTCCATTGATAATGTCACTCGTGGTAATATTATTACCAAATAATAGATATCCCAAAACTGTACCATTTGCAACATTAGTTGTAGTAATTGTGTAAGTAATAAATTCACCCTCCTTAACGGTTACTTTATCAGCAATCACTGAATAAGATGGAGTTAATTTACGAGGATCATCAGTTGTTTCTGTATCTCTTCCATCATCAAGATCTGGAATATCTGGATCTAGATAATTATCTGGATTTGTTGGATCTTGTGTTGGGAAATTTGGATTTGCTGGTGTTGGATCTTCATCCGTAGCAGGATCACCACCTCCACCACGATTTGACGTACTTTCAATGATTCTACATCTTCCAACATTCTTTTCTGCAACAGTAGTTACAGTATCTGGTGTGTTCTTAAAAATACGCAGATAAAAATCTTCTATAGATTCTTGTTCAAAATCAGCAAATGTTCTAACAGTAATCGTCTTCTCGGTCTCACCTGGGGCGAATCCAAGAATACCTTCAGTAACTTGATAATCTAATCCACCAATAGCAGTGCCATCACGAGTTGAATATGTGACACTAGAAGAAATATTAATAAATCCACTTCTAGTAACTCTAAATTCAGCAGCAGTTCCTTCAACAACATCAAGATCCCCAATAGAATATCTAATCACCTCCTCAACTGGAAAATCTTGAATACCTCCCAAAAATACAATGTTAGTTCCTGGAATCTTTGTTCCTTCTTGTGCCTCTTCGCATGTATATTGAGACCAATCTTCTCCTGTTGCTGGGAACAGATCATCAGTAATCTTATCAAGCAGATCATCTAGAAAATCTTTACCATCATCAGTAGAACAATTAACACAGATCTTAGTGACTTTTGAGCAAGACTTGCCAGGTCCATCACACTGAATTCCTAACAAATCTAGAACATAGTTAATTGCATCACCGATAATATTAATTACAGAAGCCACTGTTCCTAAAATTGCTTGAATTGGTCCAAGAACTTCTTCAAGTAGTTGATTCATTAGAGATTGAATCTTATTCAAGATACCTTCAACAAATTGATCAACGATGCAAGCAGCTGCCTTATAAATGTTGAAAAGATATCCAAAAATAAGATCTTCAATAAATCCAGCGAGAAGATCTCCAAGATCTGCCATTTTACATCCAACTGTTGCTAGAGCATCATTCAAAAACTTAGTTACTGGTGTAAGGGCATTTCCATCCTCAGATGGATACAACATCATATTAATTAGATCTTTAATACCAGCCTTTACCTTTTCAATTACAAATCCTTTTACTGATGCTACAAATGTTCTTACAATTAAGATTGCCTTATTTGCGTATTTTCTGCCTATAGCAATAGCATCATTCAAATCTCCAGACAGTTCACCAACTAAGTAAGTTCCAAGTTTGCCATTGTTTTTCTGTGTTTCATTCAGCATTTCACTGAACAGGCGAGTAAAAGTATTAGTAAGATCCTTTTCCTTTCCACATTTATCGGCAATCTCTACACACCAATCATTTCCGCCAGGATTGCTCTCTGTATTTTCAGAATACTTTGCTTTGTAAAAATTTGTATTGCCACTACTAACGCCTTCTCTCTGAGTTCCATCAGCAGGATGTCCCGCATCTTGCGGTGTAACAGCTGCTTCTGGCTTTGAGTCTTGATCAAATGGAATTTTATTTTCAGATCCAATAAATGTTGTGAAAGATTTGCATCCAGCTTCTCCTGGTGTTGGATCATCTGAATCTTTTTCTGTCTTTGAATTTGCAACTCTACCAATTGATCCCATAATAACTGGTTGTTGTTTATCCGTATCAAGGAAAAAACCTACAACCCACACACCAGGACTTAATTGATCTGATATAGATGTAATTCCCCCAGGGGTATGCGGATTTGTAACAGGCATCATTGTGATTGCCCAGGGAAGATCATTAGAATCTACAGAATCACAACTCTGAGGATGCAATCCAACAATTCGTACTTTATAACGACCAGAACCTTTCGGATCCTGTTGTTTTTTTGATTCAACTTGCCCAATCCACCATGAGAATCCATCAGATCCTATTTGAATCGTTGGGTATAAATTACTCAACGCATCCATAGATCATTCCTCATAAATTTTACATTCTACAGCACCTGGATTGGAATCACAAAAGAGTTCTAGTGCTGATGGATCATGATGATCTTCTGGGTGATTTGCATGATATGCTTTAAGTTGTTCTAGTTCAGACTCAACATGACGACGACGTTGTGACGAAATAGTTGGATCTGCCAATTCGTCCGTGTCTTTTTCAATATGCTGTTCAATACTTTCCATAAATCCTCTTACTTAACTTTACTTTCTTTTTCTTTGATTCCGTATGAATCTCTAATTAGATCCAATACAGTATAAACAGTTTGGTTGGGAATGTCAAATTGATGATTTAGTTTTGCAATTAAATACGTTCCACTGTGTTCTGGATCCCAAGTTTCTTTTTCTCTATCTTTATCTCCGACTTGATTTGGTATCCTAATCTCAATTTTATCCCCAGCAACTAATTCCAGATGTCCAGTTAAAGAAATTGTAAGTCGTTGATTAAACATTATTCCCATTCTAGAAATACTCTGGGAAATAGAATTTTTTTGAAAATCTGGAAATTCTGATGGTTTATCACTTCCATCCGCTGGTTCGTTAGAAGCAACACCACTTTCCATATACCAATTCTCATGATTGATGATAGTTGACATCACACGAGATGGGTATTCTGCTAATTTAGTTTGTCCAGATGGAAGTTTAGTTTGACTTCCCATATGAACCATATCATTCCAGACATCTGCTAGTTTATATACATGCTCCTCGTATTTGCCAGTATTTATGTTGAAATAGCACACAATAGAACAAAATGCTCCTTCACGCATTTTTTGCATGATATCAATTTCTTTACCAAAAATAATTTCTTGAATCTTATAGAGAGAATCATCACCAGTTTTTCCATATTTCCAGTAATATGTTTTACCAACTGGTGGTCTACCGTTTTGTTCCGAATCAACTGACGCCAAAGAATCAATGGATCTAAACACAAATCCTTTACGAGTTTGAAAAAATAAGTAACCAGCAGTTCCTTTTGCTTTCTGCACATCACCATTTCCAACATCACTAGCAACGGTAATATTTGATTGTGCCGCAGAAAGTTTTAAATTAGTGGATGGAATGACTGGTAATCTTTTTGGTTTTGATGGTGTGGATGCTTTTTCAGAAAGTGTTTTTGATTGAAACGATCTAATTATTGCAAATGGAGTTTTCTTTGTCGGAATCATTTTAAAAGCAGTTGCTGATGCTTCAACATCCATTTTTGCATCAGTTACATTCAGTTTTTCTCTTAAAATTTTTTTCACTTGTTCCGAAGTATTTCCTTTAACTACAGTATTAATTCTGATTCCCTCATTAATCAATGCTTCAGCAGAAATTAAACCAAGTGTATAAATTTGTCTCCTGTCTTTTGTAATTCTATTTGCAATAGTCCAAATGCGAAATTCATATTCATATGAAGTATTGGTTGCATCTTCAAACTCAACAACAACTTTTTCAAATCCTTGAATTGGCATTGATGAGATTAAATTCTCCGCATTATCAACTACCAACATTGTAGCACTATAAGTTGGCATAAAAATGTCTTCATAGTACTTGAAATGCGTCACCATACCGACAAGATTAATATATGGTTTTCCAGTTTCTTCTCCTACTTTCCAAAGTGCAATCTTTTTTGTTTTAAATGTAGATGCATATGGTTTATTGATGTTGTCGTCTGCCATACGTCAATAAGGAGATGGGTAATATTGATTCAATCCATGATTTCCAACGGTTGCAATAGCTCTAATAGGAACGCTTTCTTCCTTTTGAGCAGATGCTTGTTGCATATTATTTATTACGATTGGATCAAGATTGTTTGAAGAGCGATTCAATCTAGACAATGCAAATTCCCTTGACTTCATATCAATAGAATTTGATTTTACTCTAGAATTACTAGGAGTTTGGGAAGGATTAAATGGTTTAGGACCTCTATAACCAGGAGCATTATAGTATGCATTAGGACCAGTCAGTTGATCATATTGTGCTGTCGGTTCTGGGAAAGCGAGATCTAAAATTGGTCCAAGAATACCAAGAAGTCTTCCTCCAAGTTTTGCTCCACCAAGAGCAGTTTTAGCAGTACCAGATATCAATTGATTGCGTAATTTATTTGCTAGAGGACTATTTGAATATGCTCCACTAAGTAACTTATCGGCAAGTACTTTACCCTTATCAAAAGTAGCAGGTGCTACTCTCGCTTGTGGTTCTAAGAAATTGATTCTTGGAGCACTTCCTGGGACAATAGTTTTAATAACACCACCAGGAGTTTGTTTTCCGCCAAGAGATCCTTGAGAACCTGCATATCTCATAGCACCTTTCAATGTTGGTGCAGAATATGCACCTCTACCTAATATTTGAGGTTTAAATCTACCCAATCTAAATTTGTCGCCACCCATAATAGCATCAAAACCTTCCTTTGCCATTCCAGTGAATCCAGATTGAACACCTTTTATACTGAGACCTTTAGGTTTCCTACTCATTATTGATTGAACTGGATTTGACATGAAGTTTGATACTCTTTGAACTGAATTAAGAATGCCACCTCCACTACCACCATTTCTTCCATTGTTACCATTGTTATTATTTCCTCTAAACCAAGAAAATGGATTCCACCATTGGAATCCAGATCCAGATGGACTTTGAGATCCAGATGTTGGTGTAGACATTGCTGGAGTAGATTGAGTTACTTTTCTTCTAGTTTTTTCTGCCGTTTCTGTTTCTTGTTGTCTAACAACCTTATCAGTAACTGTATCAGGGACCCCAAAAGAAGATGCAATTGGAGAAGATAGAGTTTTAATTAGTGGAGCAACTGGTCCTGCTAACGGACCCATCATTCCTAAAGCATTTTGCAGTAATCCTAACGTTACAATACCAGTTGCTTTTGGAATCAATTCCATCCCAGCATATAAATTTTCAGACTCGTCTTTTACTTCTTTTCTATCCTTATCATTCATAACCACTGGAATGACTTTATTAAACATATCATCCATTGTTTTAATATTACCTTTTTCTGGAGAGGTTCCCATTTCATACTTTGGTAGCATTGCCACTTCTGGTTTTGGACGTACCTTTCCGTCAACCGCACTAGGTTCTCCTTGGGTATAATTATTATCTAAAGGAATAATTTGTTCATTACCATGAAGTTTGGCATAGTATCCACTGTCTGGACCTGTTGCTATTCCCCCTCTTTCAAATCCATCTTGATTATCATCTATAGGTAAAGATAGTTGTCCCCCAGCATCCTGACTATCTTCTAGTAAATTTAATTGCCTTACTTTGTTTGGATCTTCGTCTGGTTTTACAACTCTTTCTGTTCCAGATAAATCCGTTGCTTGTTTTATTTCGTTGGCTTTATCACGAATTTCTGCAGTATCCGATTGTTTCCTAGCTGTTCTAATTTGTTCTCTTAATACTGCAATAATAGCATCTAGTTTTTCTTCTAAACTGTCTGCATTATATTCAAGTTGTTTAATAGTACCAGCAATTCCTTCCTTTGCTTCAATAACACCAGATTCTGTCTCATCTAATTTTTTATTAATATCATGGATGCTTGAATTAATAGATTCAACAACTGCTGCAAGGAATGTTCCAAGTTTTTGATCTCTAACTTTGACAGGTTTATCTCTATTGAACATAGAGTCTGGATCTGTTGTCTGTCCTAGAGTTTTATTTTGTGATTTATATTTCTTCTCTTCCTTACTTGCTAATTGTTGATATTCTGGTAAATTTCTGACATGAGCAGGAGTTCCAATCAATGGATCAACAACTGACTGCCCCCTTGCAAAACGATCAGGATATTTAAACTGTGCTGAATATCTATTTTCTCTAGAAGATTTT